GCAGCCGGGAAGATGTTCGGCGCGAACAGGTGACCCAGGAGCGCGTAGACCGCGCCGGTGGTTCCTGTCTCGGTTGTCACGACCTGCACGTAGCGCTTGCGCCCGATATAGTCGATGCGCTGCACCACGGCCGTCGCGGCATTGATCGGCAGGAACGTGGATGCTGTGCCATACACGCCCACTTCAGGGTTAGGCACCAGGTCAGCCGCCACGACCGCCGTCCACGTCGAGTTGTCGTCTGACTCGTTGATCACGAAGGCGTGCGTGCCATCTGTCCAGAGGCCAGGGCACAATTCAAGCGTCAAAGCCGCGTAGCCGCCGTTGCGGTAGCGGTCAACACTGGCACTCGTCGCAGTGGCTATGTGCGCTGCAGGCACAAGCATCTGGATCGTCCAGAAGTACCTGGACGGGTTTTTCCCGGTTGGTCCAATGAAAGACATGTGTTCTATTCTCCTTTGTCTTTTGTCTGCTCTTTTATCAGCAGTAAAAGGACAACTATGCTTAACCCATCTTCAGGACAGAGATCGCTTCAGGCAGCACCACTTTTCCGCCTACGCGCACGCGGGCCAGATAGGCGACCTGGTTCTGAATGGCGAACAGTTCTTTCAAGGTCTGGAAGGTCAAACCCACGCGGTCAACGATCTGGTAGCCCTGCCCGATGTCCCCGAAGATGACGGGGAACTGACCAGCGGTGAATGCCGGGAAGGTGCCCGCCTGGTTGGGCATGTCCGGCATTTCCACGATGGGGCGACCGAAGAGGGTTTCGGAGAAGACATCTCCGAACATGGTCCAGATCGGGCGTGTCGTGGTGTCTGCGAACAGGCGACATATACCAATCGTGGAGTTCGACATCAGCCAGGTGCCAGTAGCGCGATAGCCTGATTTGCCGACGTGCATGAGTGAGATCAGGTCGGATGGCAGGAGTTTGTGGTTGGTGGTATCAGTACCCACAAACTGGTTCATGCCACCAGCAACCGGGCTCGTGATTGCCGCCACCGTCAGGATGCCTTCAGGACGCGCCACACCGTTGCCCAGGATGAACGCGGTACCTTCCTTCTGCGCGAACTGACGTGTGAGACGCTTGAGGATATAGGCTTCGACATCGAAGACGCTATCTTCCAGGTTCTGCCGAGAGAGCTTCAAGTAGCCGTTCAGTTCACGGGCGAAGACCTCGATCATGCCCAGGTTGGGGTCAGGTGACGCCTGGAAGCCTGATTGCTCGTCGGACCAGAAGATGTTGGTATCCGTCGCGCCCTCAGACGGGATCAGCAGTTTCTCACCGCCGATGGTTTGCGTGTCAGCGTACGCACGCAGCGGGGATATAAGGAACAATTTCTGAATGAACTTGTCTGAGAGATCAGTCCCGGCAAAGAAGCCACCGAGATCAGCGGCCGCCGATACCATGACTTTCTGCTCAGGCGTGTACAGGTCCATGTCCATGTGGTTGAAGTCGATGTACGAACGCTCTTCCATCGTGAGCGCCGAGGCATCGCCGCCTTTGCGTATCCACTTTTCGAGCGCTTTGGTGGCGGGCGGCTTGTATGCACCAGCAGTGCTGCCAGGATAGCCACCGGGAACAGGCGGGCGTTGGGCCGCAAGCAGCGTCTCTTTTTGCTCCAACACCAGCTTTTTGTATTCTTTGATCTCAGCCGATATCTTGGCGTTGATGGCCTCAAGCTCTTTACGTGCCTCAGCCGCAATCGGGCCACCCTGGCTGATTTTCGTCTCTGTCTTGGATTGCCGCTCTTCGAGTGTTTTGACTCTGGAGTCCAAATGGGCGTTAAGTTTTTGTATCTCCTCTGTAAGTTTGTTTAACTCCTCATAACCGGACATATAAAAATGTCCTCCTTTTCTTAGATGTCATGCGCCTCAAAAGGCTGTATCGATGTTCATCCAGAAGAGTGGACATTCCGCGTCTTCATGGCGGGGTGGCCCGGCCGCGCCCAATCAGAAAATATTTAGTTGTTGGTTCGTCGTTATCATGGGGCGGCTATACCGCGCCCATCGTTCTTGCTCGTCTAGCCTGCCTTGCTGCCTCAATAGTTTCAAGAGAAGGTTTCGTACCACGTTTCGCCCGTCTCATGTTTTCAATGGCTTCAGGCGTATGTGTCTTGCCAAGCTTGGCTTGCCTCATCTTCTCACGGGTTGCAGGGATAGCTTTCCTGCCAATCCGTGTCTGACTCATTGTTTTCCTGTGCTCAAGAGACTTTTCCCGTCCAAGATGAGCTTGCCCTATTTTTTCACGGGTTTCAAGCGACATCTTTCTACCAGGTTTACCAAGCTTAGCCTCGCTCAGTTTTGCAATATGTTCAGGAGAAAACTCTCTCCCTTTCATTTTTGCTCTGGCTTCAGGAGTGTGCTTCCAACCCAAATTAGAGCCAGCCTCACGTGCAATATTGAACCCCTTACGTCCAAACGGCTTCAGTTTGTTCAACCAGTATTGTTCGCGTGCGAGCAGGCTTATTGGTAAAACTTGCTCCAACACTTCGAAGGTAAAAGCCTGCTCGCCATACTTATTCCAAGCGCGCTGCACATGCCGATTACCATGCTTATTCAGCCGAAGATCACTGAAGTGCTGTCTTTTGCGTTGCTGTAGATTAACAGCACTTCCAATATAAAATCTCCCGTTCGCAATACAGGTAATCTTATAGATGCCCGAAGAAGCAGGGATAGCACTCATACCGACATACGCTCCTTATATAGTTCTGACATCATTATACCCCATATTGCTTAGTTTCGCCTGCTATATGCCCTTATCGGCATTTTGGAATTGCAATTTGGCCGTGAGATCATACACCGCTTCGCGCATCTTGCTTAGAACCGTTGACTCGTCCTCATGCTCTTGCTCTTCCTTGTGCTCGTCCTCTTGTTTCTGTTGGGGCGGATCATCATTCGAATACACCTGATACCCTTGCAGCGTGTTGGCTCGTTGCCGCGAAAGCTCGCTTTTGATCTCTTTGACATGGGAAGCTATGCCGTCAACGGCTTTCGTCATCTTGGCATGGCTGGCTGCGCTCAGTATCTTGGCATCCTTGGTTTCAGGATTGTCCTCCGCGCTCATGTAGTAGGGCACCTGGTTGCTGTCTGAGTCATCGGGCTGCAAGAACTCGGTCATGTCCAGTGCAATGCCCTGCTGCACATAGGCGAGTACGGCGGTGCTGAACTGGTCGAGCGCTTTTTGCACGTCCTCAGCAGGTGTGTCGCCTGTCTGAAATGCCGTGATAATCTCGTTGCGCAGGGGGTACCAGAGGTTCCACAGATCCGAAACCCAATCCTGCTGTGAGGTCTGCTGATAGCTTTCCGCGTAGTCCTTTGACCATATATCCATCGTGCTTCCTTTCTCCCAGGGAGGTGGCATCTTCATTTTGCTATAATAGACAGCCATTTTCTTCTTCACGCCATCCACATCATCGATATTCGCACTTGAGAGGCGAGCCGCTCCGTTGAAGATGGCGGCAGGGACGGCTTTCATGCTCCCGCCTGATTTGGCGACAAACGGGAATTTGCAATCCCCCCAATTTTCAGGTGGGCTCTTCGCCACCCAGAAATGGCACTCGGCTGCCTTTGACCAGTTCACGGTATCCCCAGAAGTAGCATAAGCCATGATGTCTTTGTGGGCTTGCCCTTTATCCCAGGAGACACCACGATCAGCAAGCGGCCACGAGGTCTTGCCCGAGGCCGAGCCTTTGGCACTATACCCAGGCCAGAAGCGCTTCACAGTGTCCACCTGCGCCAGGTCATTCATCGGAAATGTTACGCAACTTCCCTCCATTACCGCTACTTCCAACAAATTACGGATACTCTTACCTTCTTCCTTCACCCACTCGACCTGAATCGCTTTATATCCCATGCTTTGCTTCTTCATAAAACCGCCCTTGAAGCTAGCATAGAGTTCGCGGCCCAGTTGGATGTCAAGATTTAATTGCGTCTTGATGTACAAGCCCTTGCGATCTTCGTTTGCTTCAAAAATTCCGCCCGGCGAAAGCTGGCTATAATCGTGGTTCCATAAGTAAGGGTAAATGAAATCCAAATTCTGAGCGCGCTTCCTGGCATATGAATCTGCAAGCGTTTGCTTGAACGCTCCCGGCATCGTGCGATCATCGCCAAAATCGATGTTCCCGATATAGTTCAGGTAACCCTCGACAATGCCCTGATCGTCATTGGTCGCCTTCATCTCGCCACCGCCAACTAAAAACTCGGTCTTTCTCTCTATCTTAGCCATTCTAGTCATGTTGATTGCTCCTTCATCGCTTTGCCCTCAACAATTCTCGATACTGGTCCCGCGTCGGCGCCACCTGCGGGAATGATCTGGCCACCTGCGCTAGCGCTTTACCGATATCCGTTTCGTCCAGGCTGCTATCAGGCTTTTGTTGGTAGTAAGTCGTGCAGCGGCAGTTGTGTGATATAATACCATTGCTGATATACCAGTTACTTTTAGTTTGGAGATTGTACACATGACCACTAAACGCACGCCTGATAAC